CTGCGGAATGACGGTGCCCTCGATGGTGAAGCTCGGAGCAGCAGCCGGAGCGGGATCTCCGGCGTCAGCAGCGGCCTGCAGGATGGCCAGGATGCTGTCGCGCTGAGCCTGAGCGTCCGCCAGATCGGTATACGCCTGGCTGAGAAGGTCTGTGCTCCCATTGGAACCAGGAATGGAAGGGGTATCCGCGACTACCTGCCAATAAGCGACGTTGTACTCAGGGATATTGGGATTACTGAACGCAGGAGTGGCCCGGATGTCGATCGCGTGAATAACACGAGGATCAACCCGATACTCCAGTGCTTCTCCGGGGTCCGTGATGTGTCCCGGTGCCGTGGTGGCGAACTGAGGCGAGCTGTAGGTGGGCAGCCAGTCCATTGTGGATTCTCCTGTCTAGTCAGACGAAAGGACCGCCCCGAAGGGCGGTCCAGTCGCTCATGCTGTGTGGGGTCAGTCCTGATCGAACGCACCGGTCGGAGCGGGCGGCGCAACAATCGGATTGCTGTTGCTGTCCTCGGTACCAGTGAAGTACTGCAGGTTCGGCTGCGCGTACAGCGGGAAGCCCGGCGTGGTGCTGTTCGCACCCGGGTTGCCCAGAGTGACGCTGGCCAGTTGTGCGTTGCCCGAGGCCTTCACGATCGAGGCGATACCGCGCGGGTTGAGGATGGCCATCGAGATGAACTCGTCCATCACCCAGCCCCGGTAGAACGACTCGACCCGGTTGTTCTCCTCGACATCGAGGGAGTACAGCACCGGCATGACACCCAGGAACTCCGGCTCCGGCAGCAGGTACACAGTGCCGCGCGGGACCATGATGCTGCGCTGGATCTGGAACTCGCCGAAGGTGGTGATCTTCTGGCCCGCGACCACGCGGTCCTTCATCGCCCAGCCGGTCTGGTTCTGCCGGAACATGTAGAAGTCCCGGTAGTCCGCGACGTTCATCAGCAGGCGAGCGGACTCGATCTCCCGCAGGTCCGTCATCGTCACGGCCGTGTACAGCGCCTCGGGCGTGATCGGGCCGTTGTCGCCGATGACGACCGTCTGGGCACCCGGGGTCGGGTTGTCCGGGCGGGTCGCGTAGTCGGTCAGGGCGGCCTGCAGCAGGATCATCAAGCGGGAGTCTTCCTGCTTGAGAATGGCCTGCTTGGACTCGTCCTGGGCGTGCTCGACCATGTTGACCTTGAGCTGGTACAGGTCTTCCTTGCGGATCGCCGGGAAGCTGGCGACACGGAAGAAGTCGACCCGAGTCCGCTTGCCCTCGAACGGCTGGACCCGCACCTCACCGTCGTGCCCGGACATCAGGTAGGCCTGACCCAGGTCGTCGATGATGTCGTACACGACCTCGGTGCCCGGGGTTACCGGGTCCTCGATCAGCACGTTGCGGACCATGCCCTCGTACCGCAGCTTCAGCTGGATCGGGCCGATCATGCCGACACCGAGACGGTGGAAACCCGCCACCCGGTCGGACATGATCTTTTCCATCCGCGCGGTCTTCTGCGCGGTGGTCGGCTTGGGCAGATTGCCCTCGGCGTCCGCGTGCTTCAGATACTCCGCGACGTAGTCATCGCTCTTCTTGGCGGTGCGGAGCATTCCCCCGCCGCCAGCCAGGACCGGAGCACTCATGCTGGTGATTCCTTTCTCAGGTCTCTAGTGGTGGGTGGGGATCAGCTGGCGCCGCGCGCCGCGCCGACGTCACCGGTCTGCAGGCCACCGATGACGATCTGGGTGGGCGAGTCGACCCGAATGAGGCGGGCGATCGCACGCGAGGAGTTCAGCGTGTTCTGGGGCACGAGCTTGCCCCGGTTCGCGCCGGACACCGAGGCCGAGATGAGCTTGACGGTTCCGTCGCCCGGGTCGGTCCACGATGCCGTGGTGTCGAAGGCCGGAGCCAGCACCGTCATCTCGGCGTCCGGACCGAGCACCCAGACGGCCATGGCGTTGATGCCAGCGGCCTCCAGCTCGTCGATCCCGTCGCCGCCGATGTAGTTGCCGATCAGACCCAGCGGTACGCCGGTCGAGTTGATCAGCGTGCAGAGGTCACCCGTGGTCTTCATGGCGACCATGCCCGGCCAGATATCAACCGAGCGGTCCCACGCCGGGTCCAGGAACTTGTCCTGGGGGGTGGCCTGGGTCCAGCCGTAGTTGACCTTGATCGTCCGCTGCAGATACGGCTTGGAGAGGGGCACTCGCAGCATGCCTTGTCCCTTCTGTGAACGGTCCTCCAGGGGCTCCGGTCCAGAAACCTGGGGACCCCTTCTCTGTCTCTTGC